CAGAAAGTTTAATTAATTCTGTTTGTAGATTTAATTACTCTGATAATTACGCAGCACTAGACGCAGATGTTAAAGGATTGCTAAAAGAGGTAGCTAGTAATCTCGCTGCTATTTATGTAATACAATACGATATGAGCGGATTTACTAGCAGAATAGAAGCGGAAGATATGATTAACGTATTGCGAGACGCAGCACTTAGAGGCATGTCATTATTACGGGATAAGAAAGTACAAACTTTCATGAACGAAGCTTAAAAATGGCTCACGACTTCGAGAGATTTCCCGAACTCACTAACTCCCAAATGGAGATTTATTATTTCGACTCCCCCCATAAACAAATATTTGAGGACTTTACTGCTAGAGTAGTAAAAGTTCACGACGGGGATACTATAACTGTAAGATGGCGAGAGAGAGACTTCGACTTCCCAATCCGTTTCGATGACGTCGCAGCTCCGGAACTGAACGAAGAGGGCGGAATAGAAGCTCAACAATGGTTAGAAAACCGAATACTAAATAAAGAAGTTGATATTATCGTCAACGAGAAGAGAGTCGAGAAATGGGGACGATTATTAGCCGGCGTAGTACATGGCGGACAAAATGTCGGCGATGAAGAGATAATGCGCGGGTTAGCAAAACCTTGGGCCCAAGGAAAAGAGGGAACGATACCAAATGCCTTTAAATCAAAGTAGTATATTTCCACCCAGTAGAGAGATATTAATAAATTTTAATTGGACAGATTTATCCTCGGCTACTGGATATGTTGTTTATGACGGGTGGGGAACAGATACATCTACCGGCATGATTTATAATTTATTACCATCTGGAAACGCTTCTTCACTTTCTACTCCCGTATCAACTGGAACAGATAAAGTCTCAACAAGCCCGCCGAGTACCAGTAACACTTATGTAAAATTATTAGATTTAGATTTTGATACTACAGAATTCCAATTAACGAGGAATATTGAGGGAACAGCTATAGTAAGAATAGGCGGGTTTATGAACGAGATAGGGTCGGGGACGGGATTTGACTCTTATATTATATTAAAGTTAAGGAAATGGGACGGAGCTAGCGAGACAGAAATAGCTAGTGTTCAGTCTGCGACTCAATCTATAGATAATGACCAAGAGTATAGTTTTACTCTTCCTATAACTGTACCACTAACTAAATTAAAGAAAGGGGAATTTTTACGTTTAACTACAGAATACTGGGGTCGTTCTACATCTTCGACAGAATTCACACTAAGATTTTATCACGACCCGGGCGACGACGTCCAGTCCGGTTCTTCGGCGGGGAATACTCGTTTAGTGTTAGCGATACCATATAAAATAAACGTATAGAGGAAATAATGCCAGAAACAGATATAGGAAGCGCCGATTATGGCGATTTTAAGAACACGATCACCGACTGGTCAGTGACCGCTGTTAGTACAGACGGACCCTCTGATCTTAAAGAGACTACGTGGGATAATACCAACTGGACCACTTATTTAGGTTATTACAAAACTATTCCGGAGTTGGCCGCTGCGATTGACGCTAAAGCTACGTGGACAATTGGGAAGGGATTTAAGAGTAACGAAATTACTGAATTAGCTTTAATGAATATTGTAGGTTGGGGAAAAGATACTTTTAATACAATTTTAGAGAACGCTGTTAGGACTTATCATATTGGCGGGGACTCTTTCGCAGAAATAATTAGAGACAATAAAGGACAGCTTATCAATCTTAAACCATTATCGCCAGAGAATATTAGGATCGTAGCTAATCGTAAAGGGATCATTATACGTTATGAACAGATCAATAAATCCAATGGTAACGTATTCAAAAGGTGGACACCGGAAGAGATGTTACACTTAGCAAGGAACAGAGTGGCGGACGAGATCCACGGAGTTAGTATTATTCCGGCAGTTGAGGAGATCATAAAAATGCGTCAAGAAGCTATGGCGGATTATAAGAAGCTACTTCACAGAAACGTTTTTCCTGTTAGGATTTGGTATTTAGATACGGACGATACTACTGAAATATCTGCTTTCAAAACTAAAGCTGACAAAGCATATACTCAAGGAGAGAATATATATATACCTAAGGGCACAGTTGAGACCGAGGTGGCGAGTGTGCCGACTAATGCGACTATGAACCCTCTCCCCTGGATCACACAATTAAATCAATATTTCTTTCAAGCGACAGGAGTCCCGCAGATCATAGTGGGGGGAAGTTCAGAGTTTACGGAAGCTAGCGCAAAGATCGCTTACTTAGCATTTGAGCAAGTGATCGAAGAAGAACAATTATTTATTGAAGAGCAAGTTTTGAGCCAATTAAATCTAGAGATAGATCTAGAATTCCCTGCTAGTTTAAAGAATGAGATCTTAAACGAGCAAAGAAAAAGCGAAACAACACAGGCAAGCACGCCAGAGGATACTAGCGTTGTAGGAGTGGGGTTACAATAATGGCAAAAAGAAAGAAATTTGTAAAAAAAGCACATTTCTCTAAAGGTAGATTTGTTCAAGCAACTAACCCTAGAGATCAAAGAAACCCCGTAGATGTTTCCGCAGGAATAGATACAGGAAAATTAGGAGTTAGTAAAGCGGCACAACGTACCCCAACTAAGAAAGAAATTTCTGATTTTCAACGGACAGGGATAAGTACCGCACAAAAAGCAAGACTAGAAGCTACACAAAAAGAAATTGATAGGAAGAAAGGTTTAGCGACAAACCAATCTAAAAAGCAACAACCACTAAAAGGGACTGCATTCGATAAAACAAAACCATTCGGAGAAATAGGTGGTCAATCAGTACAACAACAACCGCAAGAAACTTCTATATTTGAAGATAAGCCTACGGATCTGCAAGCAGAACCTACGGCTACACAATCAGAAAGTTTTAGAGTACCAGAAAGTTTTAGAGTACCAGACCCAAGCGGAGCGGTGTTTGATGAAAGCGGTAAGCAAACAAATATACCGACCGTTATGGACGCTTTAAATCTTGGAATGACTTCAACTACTTCTATGGGTTTAGGGGCTTTTGGAATTGGATCTAAACTTCCTGCTGTATCTAAAGGAGTTAGAAAAATATCTAAAGACTCTTTAGAAGCATTAGAAGAAATAAAAAGATGGGAAAGTTTTCACGCAGGCGGTAAACAAATTACCGATGACGCACTTTATCAATTAGAAGTATTAAGGGCTAGAGCCGGAGTTGTAGGAGAAAATACTGCTTTAAAAGCCGTTGGTAGGTGGGAAACATTTTTTTCTGGGGAAAGGCAAGGACTAGCAACTGCTAAAGATCTAAAACATTATGATTATTTACAAAAAAAAGCTTTAGAAATAGCTGAAGCTCAGCAAAAATATGCCTCTGATCAAATTCAAGCTGCTACAAAAATTAAAGAAACTGTATCTAAATATGCAACTAGAGAAACTAACGGTCAAAAAATAATTAATACTGGCGGCTTATCTACTCCAAAAGTAGCAGAGAGTGCGTCCGGAAAAGTTCCGCCCGGTTATATTAGAGTATCTCATAGGCTTGTACAAACTGACGGAAAATTAAGAGTTCACAATGTCTATGCTGCTGCTCGTGAAGTTTCTTATTTATCTAAATTAACACAATTTGCTAGGAAGCCCTCAACTATATTTTATACTATTGGATCCACTTTAGGCTTATGGGGTGTTGGTGCTTGGGGAAAAGCAGAAGGTGTTGAAGGGTTAAGTTTTGAATACGAAAAAGCTACTGAATATTTTGGTTCAGATCACCCATTAACACAAGAAATTAAACAGGATCTAGATGACGCTACTAATGAACCGTTTGTACAACAAGTATTATCTTTTATTCCTATTCTTCAAGCCCCTGTTGCTGCTAAACGATTTTTAATTAAAATTGAAGCTGCTAGGAGAAAAGTTCAAGTAACTGAGAAAAGATCCGCAGATATTGAAGCAGGCAATATTGTAACTCCACAAGAACAAGCTAAACGTGATGAAAAGTCAGCGTTCTTATTACAACAGGAAGAAGAAAAGTCAGCAAGAATTAAACAAGCACAAGATGAAAGAGACGCACAATTTAACAGGAATTTAAAAGATAGACAAGGAAAGCCGAGAGAAGCAATAGATTTTAGGACGAGGTTTGATAGATGATAGACCCGCAGGGTTTACTTAATGACGGAATACTCGGGGTAGTATTGGGGTGGTTTATGTTCCGCATGGAAAAAGTAGTCAACAATAACACAAACTCGCTAGGGGAATTTAAAACAACAATACAAAAATGCAAGAGGAGATGAGAATGGAAAATGAAGAAGAACAAACGAACGAAGAAAATAAACAAGATGTTGAACAACCGAACGATATTGCAACTGCTAAAGAAACTTTGGCTAGATTGGAAGAACAAAATAAAATTATGTCTGCTAATCTTGATAGGGCGGAAAAGTTAAAAACCGCCGATCTTTTAGGCGGCGGCGGTAATGCCGGACAAGTGCCTAAAACAGAGACTAAAGATGAGAAAATAGAGCGGGAAGCAAAAGAGATTTTAGCTAGTGCTGGCGTAGAGTTATAAAATGGGTATGGCTTTAGTAGAAAAGGAATGCGTTAAATGTAATGAGAAAAGACGCTTTGCTTTAGGTTCTGAACGCGACGAAGCTGGTATTTGCGGCGAGTGCTGGGATTGGGGAAAAAGAGAAAATCTTAGAAAAATTTAAATAAATTGTTTCATTACCGCCCCGTAGGTGAATTTATATGGCAAATGAAGCAGTAATTATTGAATTGCTTGGGAATGGTGGAGACCCGATTCGATTTACCGTAGCTGATGGTGCTACAATCGAAAAAGGTACTTTATTAAAAATTTCGGACCCAAGGACAGCTGCCGCTACTTCTGCAGATGGAGATTTATTTGTAGGGATTGCAGCAGCGGAAAAAGTAGCAGATGATGGTGCAACAACTATCGCAGCATATACGAACGGTATCTTTGATATCAAAGACGGAAATGCTGGTATAACAGTAGGGAATATGTGTAAAATCAATGGAGCAAATACAATCGCACCATTAGACACAGACACCGGAGAACTACAACAAGCTGAGTGTGTGGGTATGGCTTTAGAAACAGCAGCCGCAAATGAGGTTATCGCAGTGAGGGTTCTGAAATAAAATGGCAGATTCTACAGGAATGGCGGACATTAGAGCAGAACATTTTGATAAGATTGTAAAGGGATTTGCTTTACAAGAATACAAGATGAAACAGTTATGTATGGTTCAGAAC